TTATCAGGCACCTGCAGCATTGCCTTCCGTAGAACAAAACCTTATCCCAGAAAAAGATGATACCTTCGTCAAGTTTGGCAATTTTGGTGACATTAAAAAAATTGTTCAATCCCGTCTTTTCTATCCGACATTTATTACTGGACTTTCCGGTAATGGTAAGACGTTCTCTGTTGAGCAAGCATGTGCCCAACTCGGACGAGAACTTATCCGTGTAAACATTACGATTGAGACTGATGAAGATGATCTTATTGGTGGTTTCCGTCTTGTTGATGGTGCTACTGTTTGGCATAACGGTCCCGTTATTGAGGCACTGGAACGAGGTGCAATCCTATTGCTTGATGAGATCGATCTCGCATCCAATAAAATTCTCTGCTTGCAATCTGTTCTTGAAGGCAAAGGTGTCTTCCTTAAGAAGATTGGTAAGTTTGTAAAACCTTCTTCTGGTTTTAATGTGATTGCTACTGCCAATACGAAAGGCAAGGGTTCTGATGATGGTCGTTTCATCGGCACTAATGTTCTTAATGAGGCATTCCTTGAGCGTTTCCCTGTCACCTTTGAGCAGTCGTATCCTACTCCTGCTACTGAACAAAAAATCCTTGAGGGTATTGCTCTGGATTTGGGTGTAGAAGATCGTGACTTCTGTAAGCGTCTGGTTGATTGGGGTGACATTATTCGTAAGACCTTCTATGATGGAGGCATTGATGAAATCATTAGCACTCGTCGTCTTGTGCATATCATCCATGCATATTCAATTTTCCAAGACAAAGCAAAAGCAATCCAAGTTTGTGTAAACCGATTTGATGATGAAACCAAACAAGCATTCCTTGAACTCTATGACAAAGTTGATGCAGACTTCCAACTCCCTATGGAATCAGTACAAGACAGCAATCTGGGAAACCTTTCCTGATTTAGAGAACATTTGTGATTGGGCAGATTGGGAGGAAAACAATACCTCTCTTTCTGCCAAGATCTACAGCACTAAACACATTCTTAAATCCAGAGAAGTTGAAATATGGGATAACAAATCTTGTATTTACAACAACATCATCTATCCCAGAACTGGTAGCAATCTTCCTTGCTTCGGTATGGACTTGATGGGTTTCTTTGACAAGAAAGTCATTATCGTATTTGATTTTCAACATCCAGTGGAAAACTATTTGTTCTCCCATCCAGACCTCCCTAAGGCAGATGGTTCATTCCGATTTTTTGAACCTGGTAATCACTTCTCCGAGAATGTGTATGTTGCCAAGTGTACAATGTCTGAGGTCAATGAACACCTTGATACATTCAAGAAGTACTTGACTACCTACAAGGATATGCTAGAATGTGAACAACCTACTGGAAATGATTTTTCCACCTATTGTGACTTTGATTCTTATATGAAAAAGTTAGACCCTGTGAGTGGATATCTTTCTAGTAAATTTGGTAAAGAAAAAGCAGATTCTCTTGTAAACGATTTTCTTTTCTGCTATGGTTAACTCTTGGTCCCTACTTTATGATGAACTAACAATGAAAGAAACTATTGATGATGGTATGCGTCCTTGGGGACACAGTGATTATGAATTTTTGATTGCTAATCCAAATATGAATGATATTATTCCCAACTCTCCTGCAACACCTTGGAAGTATAACGAAGAAGAGATTGTAAAAGAACTTCTTGAATATATTCGGGGAACTTATAACCAACATTACTCTGCTGGTGATGACAAGATTCAAACGCTTGACTTGATTGAAGCATGTGGTGATGGGGAGGCATTCTGCCGATCCAACATTCTCAAGTATGCCTCTCGTTATGATAAGAAAGGCACTGCACGTCGTGACATTATGAAGATTTTGCATTATGCTGTTCTTCTAATGAACTTCAATGATAAGAACGCACAACGTGAAACCTACAACCAATGAAACTGAAAGAACGCACAATGAAACTGTCTGACAATGCCCTTGCTATCCTGAAGAACTTTGCTGGAATCAATAATTCGATTCTTGTGAAGCAGGGAAACAAACTCCGAACAATCTCTGTTGCTAAGAACATTCTTGCCGAAGCAGAAATCAAAGAAGAGTTTCCTCGTGACTTTGCCATTTATGATCTGAACCAGTTTCTGAATGGTTTGAGTCTGCACCAAGATCCCGATCTTGATTTTCAGGAAGATTCTTATTTGAGTATTAAAGAGGGTAAGCGTCGTGTGAAGTATTTCTTTGCAGATCCTAATGTCATTATTGCACCTCCTGAAAAAGAGATTCAACTTCCTACTCAAGATGTGTGCTTCCAAATGGATAGTGTGACTCTTGAGAAACTAGTGAAAGCAGCAGCAGTTTATCAACTTCCAGACCTCTCTGCGATTGGTGAAAATGGTGTTATTAAACTGGTAGTCCGTGATAAGAAGAACGATACTTCTAACGAATATGCGATTGTGGTTGGAGAAACAGACCAAGAGTTTAGTTTTAACTTCAAAGTCGAAAACATTAAGATTATTCCGGGTGCTTATGATGTCGTAGTATCTTCTAAACTTCTGTCGCAGTTTACGAATACTCAGCATAATCTAAAGTATTATATTGCTCTGGAACCCGATTCCACTTTCGGTTGATGAGACACATTCTCTTTACATTGAAGGGTTGTAATGTTGAGTTAATGGAGGATGAAAATTACATGAGAAAGATGCTGTACAATGCAGCAAAAGAATGTAATTCAACCCTCCTCAACTTATCAGTACATAAGTTTGAACCGCAAGGATTCACTGGTATTGCTATGCTTGCCGAGTCCCATATCAGCATTCATACTTGGCCAGAAAAAGGTATGGCAGTGTGTGACGCTTTTACCTGTGGTGACCACACTACACCAGAAAAGGGTGTAGAATATATGCAGAAGATGTTGGAGTCAACCGACATCATTATGAATGAATTTATTCGACCTTTACAATGAACATTTTCGTGACTTCTTCGTGTCCAACAAAATCAGCTCAGGTACTACCTGACAAACATATCGTCAAGATGCCTCTAGAGACCTGTCAGATGCTCTCTATCGTTGCTTCAGATAAGTGGGGACACGGATACGGCACTCTTCCCAAGGCAGACGGTACTCCTTATGCCACTGAGAAGGGTGCCTTTCGCAATCATCCTTGCACCATATGGGCAAATGAATCTGAAGAAAATGCACGGTGGTTGTTAGTTCATGGATTTGCATTGTGCCAAGAATACGCTGCAAGATATGAAAAAACTCATACTTGCTTTCATACACTTCTTGCTGCACATGAGATATTTCCAAATGTAAACTATAGCAATCACACACCATTTGTTTTTGCAGGACCTGACGAATTTAAGTTGGATACTTCAATATCCATCTTCGACAAATACAAGATGTATATTGCATCTAAACCTTGGGTATGTGATAATTATCTTCGGTTGCCCCATCGTAAACCAGAATGGGTTTAAATAACTCATTTACTAAATAATATTATACTACGAGGTTTAGTAAATGAGTTGCGTTTATCAAATAAGGAACAAAATAACAGGGGAAAACTACATAGGTTCTACTGAAAAAAATTATATGCTTAGATTTGCTAAACATATAACTATGTGCAACAGTAATAAAATGGATTGCCCTAAACTTTATGAAAATTTTTTAAAGTATGGATATCACAATTTTGTTATTGAAGTCGTCAAGTGGATACACGAAGACGAAGACCTCAAAAAAGTAGAACAAGATTATTGTGAATGGTTAAACCCTTCTTTAAATTCTTTATGGGGAACCAAACACACCAAAGATTCTATTGATAAAATGCGTAAGTCGCAGAGAGAATACTGGTCTAAAAATTCTCATCCAAGAAAAGGTGTTCCTTTTACTGAGGAGCATAGAAATAATCTTTCAAAATCTATGGGTAAAAAGTGTTATGTTGATGGGGTAGTTTATGAATCCGTGAAAGAATGTGCTAAAATACTTGGTATCCATAGGGATACTGCAAGTTGGAGGATGAGAAGTAAATCATTTCCAAATTACTATTACCTTTGATCTTTATTTTTTGATATGGAAATTACTGATACTAAACCATTCTTGTGGGTGGAAAAGTGGGCACCAGAATCTGTTGATGATTTGATTCTTACTAAAAGTGTAAAGGAGTTTTTCACTAATGTAGTAAGTGAGGGGCAACTGAATCAAAATCTTATCTTGCAAGGTTCTCAGGGTTGTGGTAAAACTCAAACTATTAAAACTCTCTGTAAGATTACAAAACAGGATGTTTTGTTTTTGAATGGTTCTTCTGAGGGTAGATATTTGGATACTATTCGCAATCAAGTCATTAATTTTGGAACTACTGTTTCTATGTTTAATGATAAGAAAAAGGTAGTATTCTTTGATGAGTTTGATGGGACAACTAATGATGTGATGCTTTGTCTTCGTGGAGTGATTGAACAACTTCACAATAATGTATGCTTCATTTTTACTTGCAATAATCTTAATAAAATTATTGAACCAATTCAATCAAGGTGTGTTGTTCTTAAATATACTCCCATTCCAAAGAATGAAAAACCTGAGTTGATGGTATCTACTTTTAATAGAGTGTCTCATATTCTTGACGAGGAAAATATTGAGTATGATAAAAAAGTTGTAGCAGAACTTATCAAAAACTATTTTCCAGATACAAGGCAACTTCTTAATACTCTTCAACGATACTCTGTGAGTGGAAAGATTGACTCTGGTATTCTTGCTACTTTCTCTGACGTTGCCGTTAATGATCTTATCAAAAACCTTAAAGAGAAGAACTTCCCCGAAGTTCGGAAGTGGGTGGTATCTAATCTGGACAATGATACTACTGTACTTATGCGTCGTATTTACGATGCTCTTTATTCATCCCTTGAAAACAATAGTATTCCTGCTGCTGTGCTTGTTCTTGCTAAGTATCAGTATCAGTCGGCATTCGTGGCTGACCAAGAGATAAATATGCTTGCTTGTCTAACTGAAATAATGGTGGAGTGTAATTTTAATGATTGATGTAAAACTACTGCGTATTGTAACTGGTGAAGAAGTTATTGCAGAATTTCTATCTGAAACAGAAGATAGTATCACAGTACAAAATGGACTTGTAGTCCTTCCAACAAATTCTGGTGTTGGATTTGCTCCTTGGGCAACCGTAATTAGTCAGGATAAACCTGAAATTACAATGTCCAAAAAACATATTGTATATGTTGCGGAAGTGCAAGAAGATGTCTTTAAAAAGTATAATGAAATGTTTGGTAGTAAATTAATTACTCCAGATAAGAAAAAATTGATTGTCTGATTATGAAAAAGAAGAATAAGCACCAAGTAAAGTCTAAATTTTATTATATTTTTTGGGGCATTGCTACTTTTACGGTATTGTTCGGGCAACTTTATGTTGGAATAGGATATCGTGAAATGGCAGACGAAGTATTTTATCTTACAGAATTTTTAAGAGGAGTTGAAGAAACAAATGTCATTGTTGACTATTGATAAATCTAAACTGGTAGAAGAAAGGGTAAAAACAACACCAGAAAATGTTGCAGAAGCAAATCAAGCATTGTTTCGTGCTACAATGAACTTACCTACTGCCGCAAAGCATTGTGGTATGACGCAGAAGGAAATGAAATTGACCTTCCGTGAATATTTGAAGTATCATCCTATTGATTATGAAAACGTTTCCTCTGAAAACCTGTCTTAGATATCCTGGTGGTAAGTCTAAAGCAACAAAGAC